TAGATGAAGTTAAAATTATACCTAACAAAAAACGTGAAGATTGGTACGATATATTTTTAATACTTAAAAGGGGATAAATAATGAATTTTAGAGAAATAAAAGAAGCTAATAAATTAATTGATGAAATAAAAAAATTGGATAGTTTTACAATAGACATTCAAAATCCTGCGAGAACGTTAAAGGTATGCACGCCCTTTGACGAAGTAACAATAAAGAAAGAACACAGATTTAAAGTTATACAAGTGCTATTAGGAATGAGAGGCGAATTGGCGGAAGAATTAGAAAAGTTAGGTGTAGTGGAGGAGTACGATGATTAAAAGAGATAGATTTAAACATTTGACTAATAGACAAAAATCGGCTTGTTATTTCATTATGAAAACATTAGATGTTTATTTGAAAGAAAATGAGACTCCAGAAGAATTTTTAAATAAATATTTAGTTAAGGCTAAAATAAAAGCTGGTTGGAGTGATCCTTATAGAAAAGCAAATAGGTATTTAGCACCATTACTTCCGTTAGAAGATATTAATAAATATGGTGTATGGATCGAAAAAGATTTTGTGTTAGATTTAATGGAACACAGGTACGAGTATTAGGAGGTATAAAAATGGCATTAGAAAATATGTATAAATTAAAAGAGTTATTGCTTTATAAAAAAATTAAAAAAGCTAGTGATAACACGTTAGAATTGACTGACGGAACAAAGATTGAATTTTATTTATCTGATTATGATTGCTGTGCAGGTGCATATGGTGAATGGATATTATCAGATAATTTTGAAGGTTGCATAACAGATGTAACGTATAAGCATAGTAAAACAGGTGATTATGGTTACGTTGAAGAAAGATTAAAACTAACTATTTTTCATAATCAAAATATAATAGCACAAGCAAACTGTTATGGAAATAATGGGAATGAGGGATATTATTTCTCTGTTTTATCAGTAGAGGTGAGAAGTATAAACGGTGAAAAATTAGATGATTTTACTTTGTTGTCAGTAGATTAGGAGGACTAGCAATGAAATGGCATAAAGTTTATTTAAGAAAAATGACTGAAGAAGAGATAGTCTATCATTATGGTGACTCTGACAAATCTCAAGAGCTTAATAACGTTAAAGAAGATTACTTAATTTGGGAAGGTGAAACACCAGAGGATTTGTATAAGTCAGTTGTAGTTATTTACAATATTTTTGATGAGTTCGATAAATGTGTAAGGCAGCATACTTGGGCTGATGTGAATTTAAGGTATTGTTACGAAAATATGAAGAGTTCAATTATATATTGGGCTGAATTACCAGAGGAGGAAGAAAAATGGCAAAGTATTGGGAACATTTAAAATATCATGAAGATACAGTGGTTAAAGAAAAATTAAGTAATGATGATGTAAAATTTTTAAAGGAATTACAGAAAGAAATAAATACAGAAGACAATGCAGGAACAGCTAGTCCTAGATATTGGGTGATTAGACAGCCAGAGAGAATATACCATATAGATGAAGATGAAGCTGATTATTACATGTTTTTAGATGAGTATGATCATCAGGAATTGACATTAGAAGATTTAAAAGAAAAGCTTGAAGATTTAAATGACGATAATTTAAAAAGCATAGAGATAAAAGATGGAGCATTAACTTTTGAATATTTCGATGAATGGTTAGAAGAGGTTGAACAATATAAAGTAGATTATGATAATTGTTATCGAGATGGATTAATCAAGATATCAGAATTGTTAGAGTTTGAAGTAAGAGTTATTTATTATAGTGAGCTAGATGTAACTGTAGATAATTGTATGTTTTTAACTCAAATTGACGCTGAAAATCATTTAAGAGCTAATGACTACCATTACCATGAAGAAGCAAGAACTTACTGTATGCACGGATGGAGAAATCCACGTTTTGAAAGATTAGTTAAAATTTTATCAAAAACAGATTTTGATAGTATGCTGGAGGAAGAATAATGAGTAAACACGACAAAATTATATTACGAGTATATTTTCATAACGGTGAAATGTTAGAAACAGAGGTAACAGAAGAAGAACTAACTGAAATTTATAAAATGTTTACAGAAGAAAAAGAAGATTTATTTTCAGGTGATGTTTGCATGGTTGGAGATAATGAAATCGATATGAACGAGGTTGAACATATAGCTTATAAGAGAATTGAGGAGGAATAAAAAATGTCAAATAGACACTATCTAAATTTAAAAAATAAAATAACAGGAGAAGAAACTAGAATACAGCTTTTTGGAAATAACGAGTGGTATGATACTTTCTTTAAATACTTGAAGACGTTAAATCCAGAAATTGCAGATTTTGAAGATAGTTTTGAAGATGTAACTGTTTTAAACGTTAAAGATTTAATCAAAGCTATAGATGAGTCAATATGGAATGAAGTTATTGTTAGTGAAATTCGTAAAAATACAATCCCTGGAACTTTTAGTGAATATTATTCAGAAGTACTTGATTTTTCTAACAGCTTATTAAATTATGATGGAAATGCTAAAGGTACAATATTTGGTGTAGCTAGATATATAGTGAATTACGGATATATTATGATGTCGTATACGGTTTATAACTGGTTAAAAGATCAAGGAGCGATAGTAAATGAGGAATTTATAAAAGTTGAGCATAATTATTGCAACGGAAATAGTTACGAGCGTTTAGGTGAATTGAGTGACAAATTTACGTTGACTATTTCTTATTATTAATATTGTGGAGGAATAAAAATGACTAACGAAGAATTAAGACGAGAGATTGAACAATTAAAACAAATAATTACAGAAATGAGAATTAACCAGTTAGAAAGTAAGTGTGAACCGATACCTACATCTTATCAAGTGAAAATTCCGTCTGATTTAGAAAATTATTACACTATTGATATAGACGGAAGTATAGAAGGATTATATGGTTACACAAATGAGATAAGAGTATTATTTTATTTACGTGGTTTAGCATTTAAAACTAAAACAGAAGCGGAACAGTATTTAAGAAAATCTATGTTACATTTTAAATATAAAAAGTGGGCTGAAGAACATAACGAAGGTTGGACACCTGATTGGAATGATGAAGATGAAAGAAAGTATTTTATTGAGCATGATAGCAGATACGAAAATTTAGATTTTGACTTTTATGGAACAATTAATCAATTTTCTGAACTGCCTATATTCAAATCATATGAAATAGCGAAAAAATTTACCGAAGAATTCGGAGATGAAATAAAAGAGGTGCTTTGCTAATGTTGATTGAAATAGGTGAAAATTTAAGAATACTATTAGATAATTTACTGTTTATTTTGGTTATTTTGATATTTGTTTTTTATAAACTAAAAAAGAGGTAAGATATGGAACTAAAATCATTATTTATAATCGACATCCTACTGTACATCATTGGTATATTATTCAGTATTTCACTAATATCTGTGATGGTGTTTATGGTTGTCGCTTTGAAGAAATTTATTAATAGGAGGAAGTAAGATGTACGATCTAAAAGCTTATACTCCAACTCAAGGAGTTAAATCAGTGACACGTTATAATTTTAGAACACAAGAGGTTGAGCTAGAAGTTGCACCTTATATGCCTGTTAAAACTAAGAATTTTAAGTTGTTACGTTGTAGCGAGCTAAAAGATATGTGGGGTAATATGATATTTGAAAACAATATCGTGAAATACGATGAACAATTAATCGGTGAAGTAAAATTTACTAAGGGTAAGTTTGTTGTTGAATTTAAACAATTAACAGTTGATTTATGTGATATCAACGATAAAATACTGATAATAGGAGATATGTATGCAAAGGAAATTGAGTAACGAAGAGTATTATAAGCGAAAAAATTTTTTAAATAAAATAAACTCAATCAGAAGCCATATAAAAAGAAATATGGATGAGTTAAAAGAATTAGCAGAAATGAAAAAATCTATTAAGATTACTGATTACACCAAAGAAGATTTTAAAACAAGTGGTAGTAATGTAAGTCAACAAGAAATAATTGTGTGTAAAATTATTGAGTTGGAAAAAGAAATTTATGATAATACTTCAGAATTAATGAACGTTAAAATTATTACCAGAGGAGTTTTAAATAAAATTAAAGATGATAAATGCAGACTTTACATGTTTTACAGATATTATGATTGTTTAGACGAAGAGACAATAAAATATAAAATGAATATTTCAACGAGAACATGTCAAAGATTAAATTCTCAAGGTATTTTTTCGATAAAACTTTAATTGGCGGTAATTGGCGGAGAAAGTCTATTGAATGGCGGTAGGAAAAGCCTTATAATAGTATTATAAGATTTTAGGTAGAGGACTTCTAGAAATAGTTAATATTAGATTTTTTATAAGACGACGATGTGGACACCTTAACCTTTTTATTTTTTGTTATTAGTATTTAATCTCTACCTAAAATCGCTTATTAAATTTTCTTCCTAGACAGTTTAACGACTGTCTTTTTTTATTTGTCAAGAAAGGATGGTGGAAAATTGGCGAAATTGACAACTAAACAAAAAGAATTTGCTGATGAGTACATCTTAAGTGGAAATGCGATGCAGTCAGCAATTAAAGTAGGATACAGCGTGAATTATGCAAAATCCCAAAGCCATAAATTGTTGGAAAATGTAGGAATAAAATCTTATATAGATGAGCGGATGAAAGAGATTGAATCTAAGAAGACAGCAACGCAGCAAGAGGTTATTCAATATTTAACCTCAGTAATGAGAGGCGAACAAACAGAGGAAATACTTATCGGACGGGGTCAAGGTTTTCAGGAAACAACCTACATTGATGTTAGTGCGAAAGATAGAATAAAAGCTGCAGATATCCTAAATAAAATTCACCAAGCAAGAGAAGAGAAAAGCTCAACTACAACTGAAAGTATTGTAATTGTAGATAGGTGGGAAGATGAATAAAGTATTTTATGTTCAGAAGAACGTCAACCCTCATTTCAAGTCAGTATGGTGTTCAAAAGTGCCTTATAACGTGCTAAAAGGTGGTAGGAATAGTTTTAAGTCTTCAGTAGTAGCTTTAAAACTGGTTAATGATATGGTTAAAATGATAGCTAAGGGTGAGAAAGCTAATGTTGTAGTAATTAGGAAAGTAGCAAATACAATTCGTGATAGTGTCTTTAATAAGATTAATTGGGCTATTAATTTATATGGTTTAAGTGATTCATTCAAAAGTACAGTATCACCGTTTAAAATCACTCACAAAGCTACAGGTTCAAGTTTTTACTTTTATGGTGCTGATGATTTTCAAAAGTTAAAATCAAACGATATTAACAATATTATAGCTGTATGGTATGAAGAAGCAGCTGAATTTGATAGCAAAGAAGAATTTGATCAAACGAACATTACTTTTATGCGACAAAAACATAAATTAATACCGTTCGTGCAATTCTTTTGGAGTTATAACCCACCTAGAAACCCTTATGATTGGATTAATGAGTGGAGCGAAGAAATGAAGACAGTTGAGGGTTATTTGGTCCATGAATCAAACTATTTAAACGATGAATTGGGTTTTGTTACTGATCAAATGTTATCTGATATTAATCGTATTAAAGAAAATGACTATGATTATTATCTATATATTTATTTAGGTAAACCAGTTGGATTAGGTAATAACGTTTATAATATGGCTTGCTTTCATCCATTACAGGAGTTGCCAACAGATGATAAGATTATTGGTATATCTTACGCATTGGATACAGGGCACCAACAAAGTGCGACTGCTTGCGGTGCTTATGGAATCACTGCTAAAGGTAACGTAATATTACTTGATACGTTTTATTATTCACCAGCTGGAAGAAGTGTTAAAGCTGCGCCCAGTGATCTAACAATAATGATTAATGATTTCATTACTGGAGTACAGGAGAAATACAATGTTCCTATTATTAGGCTAACAATAGATAGTGCAGAGGGTGCTTTAAGAAACCAATACTATAAAGATTTTGGAATTAGGTGGGTGCCTGTGGCAAAAAAAAAGAATCAGACCATGATTGATATGGTAACAAGTTTACTTGCTCAAGGTAGGTTCTTTTATTTAGATCACGAAAATAACAAGATATTCATTGAAGAGCACAAAATGTATAGATATGATGAAAAAACAATCAAGACACCCGAACCAAAAGTAATTAAAGAGGACGACCACACCGTTGATGAATTTAAGTATTTTGTTTTAGACAATTCAAAACTATTAGGATTAAAAGTGTAGGAGTATAACGATGAAAATTATACAAATTATTAAAGATTTTTTTAAAAGGAGCAAATACACAATGCAAGGAAGTTTAACAAGCATATTAGACCATCCCAAAATTGTTGTATCTTCTGAAGAATACAACAGGATTCAGAACAATTTGAGGTACTTTCAAAGTAAGTTTAACGATGTAACCTATCTGAATACAGATGGCGAACAGAGAACAAGGAAATTTAATCATTTACCACTTGCAAGAACAGCTTGTAAGAAGATAGCTGGCTTAGTTTACAATGAACAAGCTGAAATAACGGTTGATAATGAAACAATTAATCAATTTGTTAACGATGTTTTGCTAAATGATAGATTTAACAAAAACTTTGAAAGATACCTTGAAAGTTGTTTGGCGTTGGGTGGTATGGCAATGCGACCATATTTTGATGGTAAAACTATTAAGGTAGCATTTATTCAAGCACCTGTTTTTTTACCATTACAAAGTAACATGCAAGATGTAAGTAGTGCAGCAATCATTACTAAGACTGTTAAAAGTCAAGGTAAGGCAAATATTTATTACACATTAATAGAGTTTCACGAGTGGAAGGATGAAGATTTAACAATTACAAATGAGCTTTACAAGTCAAACAATTCAAGCACAATTGGTAGTCAAGTATTGCTAAGTGAATTATATGAAGACTTAGAAGAAAGTATAGTTATTAAGGGTTTAAGTAGACCATTATTTACTTACTTGAAAACACCTGGAATGAACAACAAAGATATTAACAGTCCGTTGGGGTTATCAATATTTGATAATGCGAAAACAACCATTGATTTCATTAACAGGACTTATGATGAGTTTATGTGGGAAATTAAGATGGGACAGCGTAGAGTTGCCGTTCCAGAGGGATTAACAACTATGACTGTTATGACGGGAACTGAATTTACAACAAAACGAAGATTTGAAACGGACCAAAACGTATATATTCAAATTGGTGGTGGACTTGACGAAAGTAAAATCGTTGATTTAACTACACCAATCAGAGCTGATGATTACATAAAAGCTATTAACAAAGGATTAGCTATGTTTGAAATGCAAGTAGGTGTTAGTGGTGGAATGTTTAGTTTTGACGGAAAGACAATGAAGACAGCAACAGAAGTCGTCAGCGAAAACTCAGATACCTTCCAACTAAGAAATAGCATTGTATCACTAGTAGAACATTCAATTAAAGAACTTGTTGTGTCTATTTGTGAATTAGGTAAAGCACATGGAATTTATAGCGGTGAAATACCTAAACTTGAAGATATTTCAGTTAACCTTGATGATGGAGTATTCACAGATAGAAACGCAGAACTTGATTATTGGGTTAAAGCATTAGCAAGTGGAATTGTTAGTAAGCAATATGCTATCTCTAAAGTGTTAGGGGTAACTGATGAAGAAGCTAGCAAGATGTTAAATGAAATTAACGAAGAAGTACAACCGAACCTAGATGAAACTGACGAGGTAATCTATGGAGATAAAGAATAATGATGGTAATTATTGGGTAAAGTCAAAAGAAGTAGAAGGTTTATATCATGAATTATCCATGGAAATGATGAAGAACGTAATCAGAAGATTAAAGCAACGTGGAACAGCAGATTTAATCGATAATCCTTATGTGTGGCAGTTAGAAAAACTAAACGATATGCATTTGATTACAGAAGAAAATGTTAAATTGATTTCTAAATATAGTGGGGTTGCAGAGGAAGTATTCAGAGATGTAATTGCTAATGAAGGTTTTAAAATCTATCAAGATAGCCACCAACAATTGGCACAGGCTTTGAAGACTAACGCACAACCTAATCTACTAGTTCAAAAGAGTTTAAATGCATTAGCAAATCAGACAATGTTTGAACTTAGTAATCTAATCAATACTACAATGCCAAAAGCATTACAACAGAACTACAAGCAAACTTTAGAAAGTGCAGTAGCTGGAGTGGTGTCAGGTACTAAGTCGGATAAAAAAGCATTATCAGAAGCCGTATTAAAGATGTATGAACGTGGATTTACTGCATTTAAGGATAGAGGAGGTAAGACATGGACTGTTGAGAGATATGCACAAACGGTAATAAGAACTACTACATTCAGAACATACAGAGAAATGAGAGAACAGCCTGCAGAAGATTTAGGAATAGACACTTATTACTACAGTGCTAAGTCTAGTGCAAGAGAATTGTGTGCACCTCTTCAACATCAAATAGTAACTAAAGGAGTTGCAAGGACTATAAAAGGTGAAAGAGTGTTAAGTTTACCTGATTATGGGTACGGTAGTCCAGGAGGTTGCTTAGGAATCAACTGCGGACACTATTTGACACCATTTGTAGTAGGAGTTAATTTTAAGCCTGATTTACCTGAGCATTTAGAACACTTATCTGAAGAAGAAGCTAAACAAAATGCACTTGATAAGGCAAGGTTAAAGGCTTTTGATCGTGAGATTAGAATTAACAAAGATAAGCAAATACTAGCTAAGGAATTAGGAGATGCTGAATTATTAAAAAAACTAATATTAAGAGCTCAAACATTGAAATCTGGAAGGAAAAAACTCATAGAGAAAAATCCTATTGTAATAGGAAAGTTCTTTAAGAAAATAATTGAAAGGAAAAATAAAACGGTATATAATAAAGATGTAAGGGTATTTAATAAATATATTGTTGATGATGGAATGACAAAAAGAGACATGGTTAAATTCTTGAAAAATGAGTTTGACATGGAGGTTATAGAAAATACTAGAACAAAGTTACCAGAAGAAGCATTAAGGCAAACAATTAATATTTTGAAATCATTTGAAGGAATATATCATTTACTACCTGAAAAAATTCCGGAAATTTTAGCTGTTGCACCTTCTAAAACTGAAGGCATAGCATATTATGCACATAGTAGTAAAACACACACACCAATACGTTTTGGAATAAATGTGAAATATTTTAAAACAGCTGAAGTATTATCAGATTTAGTTAAAGAAGGAGTTGCAGAAGGATGGTTTTCAAAAAATAGCGATAAGAATCATATAATGTTACACGAGTTTGGACATCATATTGATTTTCAGATGTCAAAAAAAATGAATGTATCACAGTTTTCAGATATCATATTTAAAGAAATGGGGAATATTAACTCTCTGTACAAGAAAAATACAGTAGGGAAACTAACTGGAGGATATGCAGAAAGTTATTATAAGAAAAAAACTAAGAATACAGAAACATTTGCTGAATTATTTGCTGAAGCTTATGGAGAAACACCGAGAGAAATTGCTAATGATTTTAGAAAAGTATTAGAAGATAAAATTAAGGAGGTTTTTAAAAATGCTGATAAAACCTAAAGGATATAAGTATTGGGTAACCAGTGGTGATGAATTAAAAATAAAAGAAGACGCTCCAGAATGGGCGAAAGAAGAATTTAAAAAATATTTGAAAATGATGGATCATGCTTCAGAAGAAACAGAAGAAGTTGAGGAAATTATATATTAATATTTAAATATACTTTAAACACTTAGTAAATTTTACTAGGTGTTTTTATTATGGAAAAAACAACCAAATTTTCCATTTTAAGTCCTGAGTATGACGTTAAAAGGCTTATTTTTTTATGCCTTGCACGGTGTAATAGTGCTAAAAATTCAGTCTACGGGACGTAAAACGAAAGGAGCTTAAATCATGAGCTTAAAACGAGATATGTTAATCGAAGCAGGAGTAGCAGATAAGGACGCAATCGATAAAATCATGCAAGCGTACGGTGCAGGTTTAGAGAAGGCAAAGCAACAAGTGAAGTTAGAACTAACTGCTGAGAATGACACATTAAAATCACAACTTGAATCACAAAATACTAAACTTGAAGAGTTAACTAAAAGTAATGATGCTAATTCAGAAGTTAAACAGGCTTTAGAGAAATTACAAGAAGAATATAACCAATTCAAAGTAGATAGTGATAACAAGTTGGCACAAATAAATAAAACAAATGCTATTGCTTTGGCACTAAAAGATGTTAAGGCACACGATAGCGATGTTCTAATGAAACTTATCGATATTGATAAGATTGAGTTAGGAGAAGACGGGAAGCCTAAACTTGATGAGGTGGTTAAATCATTAAGAGAAAGTAAACCTTTCTTATTTGAACAAGAACAACAACCAACTACACCTCAGATTACAGTTGGTGGCAACCCTAACGGAAACGGAACAGCAGGTGTTGACCCGTTCCAAGCAGTAATAGATCAATATACGAAATAAAGAAAGGAATTTTAAAATATGACAACAAACAATAATAATTTACCAGTAAGAGTATATACACCACAATATACTAAAGTGTTATCTACAATTTTCGGTGTGCAAAAAGCATTCGCAGGAGCCTTAGCTCCGATTCAAACATTAGACGGAGTACAACACAATACTAAGGCTTTCATGGTTAAAACTAACAATACACCAGTAGTTGTAGGAACTTACAATGCTGATTCAACAAAAGTATTCGAAGAAGGAACAGGATTGGGAAGCCGTTTTGGTAAATTAAAAGAAGTGGTTTACCAAGATGCAGAAGTAAACTATGATTACTCATTAACAATCCATGAGGGAATCGACCGCTACACAGTTAACAATGATTTAAACGCAGCAGTAGCAGACCGTTTAAGATTGCACTCAGAAGCTCAAACTAGAGAAATGAACAAGAGAATTGGGAAGTTCTTATCAACAAATGCAGGAGAAACAAAAGAGCTTGCTAAACTTGATGAAGCTAGTATTCAAAAACTATTTAACCAAGTTAATGTTTACGTGGTTAATACTGAAATTAACGCACCAATTAAATGTTATATCAGAGCGCAAATTTATAACGCTATTATCGATATGGCTTCAACAAATAAATCAAAAGGTTCAAATATAAATTTAGATTCTAATGGTTTATTAAAATATAAAAACATTGAATTAATTGTAGTGCCTGAACAATACTTTGAAAATAATGTTGTTGCAATCTTCTCTCCAGATGGAATTGTAATTCCATTCATCGGAATTGAAACTGCCAGAACAGTAGAAGCTGAAGATTTTGACGGTGTAAAACTTCAAGCTGCTGCTAAAGGTGGAACATTCGTTCTTGATGACAACAAAAAAGCAATTATCAAAGTTACAAGCGCTGCACCATTAGCATAATAGGAGGAAATAACGATGGTTAAATATTTAGTAAACGTAGATTTCACAGATAAAGAGGCTTATGAATTAGTGAAGAAAGGCACAGAACTAGATATTACAGAAGCTAGAGCAAAAGAAATTATCAGTTCATTAGGTGAAGGAGCTTTAACTAACCTAGAAGAAGTAAAAGAGGAAGTTAAAGAAGTAACTCCAGCACCTACTCCAGTAGAAGAGAAAAAAGAAACTAAAGAGGTTGAGTAATTCAGCCTCTTTTTAGGAGGTTAAACAATGAGTTATTTAACTTTAGAAGAATTTAAAGAATTAGGTTTTGCAGAGATTGAAGAATTTTCAGAATTAAAAGTAAAGGCAGAAATGGCAGTAGATTTATATACTAACTACTTTTATCAAAATAACAACTTAGAAGATGATTTCCCACCTAGAAAACATGCAGTAAAGCTTGCTATTGCTAATCAAATTCGCTACTTAAATGAAACTGGAATACTTACTGCTGAAGATAAACATTCTTTATGTAGTTTGAGTATTGGAAGAACTACTGTTAATTATGGCGGTAGTGGAACTAGTCCAGCTAAATTTGAAGCTAGCAAATACAATTTAGCATTAGACACAATGAACTTACTTAAAAGTGTAGGTTTTGGATATAGGGGTGTTTGCTATGATAGATAAGCGCCTTTTAACCGATACTGTAACTGTAAGTTTAGCAGGTGAGAAAGACAAATGGGGGAAAATCGCCTATAAAGAACCGTTTGAAATAAAATTTGTTCGGTTTGATAGAAGTTCTATAGATAAAACTACAAACACTCAAAACTTAACAAATATCACAAGGAACAAATCTGGAACCTTATTTATTTATCCTAAATTTAATAATGTTGTTGTTGATGATAGTTGGTTGCAAGCTAAAATCACAGACAAACACGGAGAATATAAAGTGATTAGTTTTGAAACAAATTATTTAGGTAGAAAGGTATTTTCTTACGAAATAACGGTGATTTAGATGTCAATTAAGGTGTCTTTCGATTTATCACCTATGGAAAAGAAATTTGGGTCTGGGAATGTTAGAACAGCAAAAACTGCAGTAGCTAACCAAATACTTATGGATAGTGAAAGGTTTGTCCCCAACGATGGTAAAGGTTATTTACGTGCTAGCGGTAATGCTAGTAATGGTTCAGTAGCATGGAATACAGTATATGCGAGAGCACAGTTTTTTGGTAGTAATGGAATTGTTAGATTCAAAAATTATACTACACCAGGAACTGGGACTAAATGGTGTGAGAAGGCTTCAGATGTATATATGGATCGTTGGGAAGAAGTAGTTAAGAGAGGATTAGGAATTAGATGATTAATAATATTGATTTTCAAGAGGTTTTATGTGATTTTGTAAATTCGTTAAATCTACCACTTGAAGCAAGATTAGATTATTTCACTGAAAAAGATGATTTAGTTATTAATCTGATATCAGGTGGCAGAGTAGAACAATTATTCATGGATAGTACTCAAGAAATAAGTTTACCTTTTGAAATAGCTGTAAAATGCTTAGAGAATCAAAAGGCTAATGCTATTATGTGGACTATTCACACTGCTTTGTCAGAATTTAATTTGCAATTACCTAGTTTAAATGGTACTTATCGATTTTTAAGTCTTGAAGTCGGTAAGCCAGCAATAAATGGACGTGATGAACAAGACTATTTTATTTATACACTACGAATAGTAGCAAAATTAGAAATAGAAGGAGATATAATTAATGGCTAGACAAAAGAACGCATTGAGAAAACATTTTGTAGCACCTTTTGATAAGGCGAACGCAACAACAGCACCGACAAAGGAACAGTACAAACTGTTAGCTAAGTATATTAAAACAGTAAATGACGAAACAGACGAAGATACTGACGATGTAGCATGGTATGACGGAGATGGTACACCTGAGGAAACTGTAAAATCGGTTAAAGCTGGATTCTCATTTGAGGGGAACTTCGATGTAGAAGATGAAGCACAAAAACTAATCGCTGACCTTAGATATAAGGTTGGAGATGATAGGAAAGTATGGTTCAAAGTAATATCTTCAGACGGTAAGACAGCGTGGGAAGCAGTAGCAATCGTATCTAAAATTAAAGCTGGAGATGGTGACGCAAGTGACTTTGAAAACTTTGAATGTACGATTAAGTGGGCAACATTGCCAAAACAAACAGCAGTAGCATAATTTAGGAGGATTTAAGCATGGTAGTAATTAAGAAATTTGAAAATACAATTCCAGTTGATTTTGGAGAGTTTGAACTAAGATTTGTAGTGAGTGATGAAAATATATTAAAATTAGCAGAATTAAAAGATTATGCTAAAGAGTTACAAGAAAAATTATCAAATCTGAGTGGAACTACTTCAGATTTAAAAACTGTTAAAGATTTAGCGAAAGACTTATGGGTGAAATTATTTGATGAAGATACATTTAACCGTGTATATGAGGTATGTGGTAGATCATGTATTCCTACATTCTTATCTGCAATACAAACGATTAAAGGTATTGCAGATGAAATGGAAAATTCAATGACTGTAGATAAATATATCAAGTATCTAGATATCGACCATGCTTAATTTAGCTTACAAATTAAAAGATGAATTAATCATAGGTAGCGAAGTTTATAAACTTAACCTTAATTTTGATAATGTAATTAGATTACTTGATATGCTTAAGTCAAAAGATTTAGAGGATTATGAAAAGCCATATTTTGCGATGTTTATGTTGACTGGGAAACCATTCACTAAATATTCAATTGAAGATGTGGATTTATTCTTAACTCAAATAATCGATGAACATATCAAAAATGAGGAATTTAATTCAGTTGAGTATGATTTGGCAGGTAATCCAATGCCAGTTAAGGAAACAGAAGAAGAACAGGAGCAATTATATAGTCTGAAATATGATTCAGATTATATATTTGCTTCTTTTTTTCAAGCATATAATATCGACCTTATAGAAATGCAAGGTAAACTTCACTGGAAGAAATTCAACGCTTTATTAGGTGAACTTCCTGAGAATACTAAATTCATGGAGGTAATTAAGATTAGGAGTTATAAACCATCAAAACATGACAGTTCTGAATACAAAGAACACATGAGGAGCTTACAACGTCAATATGAACTTCCTATTGAAGATTAATTTAAAAGAAAGGAGGTTAATATATGGCAGAAGGTAAAGTTAAAATAGATGTTGATTTGAATGAAAAAGGTGCCACCTCGGGTATAGGAAGACTTAAAAGTGCATTAACTGGACTTGAGAGTGCTGGAAGTAAAGCTGGTTCAGTCTTCAAAAGTGTGTTAGGAGCTAATTTAGTAAGTGCTGGAATAAGTGCAGGTATTAGAGGAATATCAACTGGAATTAGAGGAATGATTTCTGAATTAAATAATTCTTCTAAGGCATGGCAAACGTTTGAAGGTAACATGAATATGTTAGGGAAATCTTCTGAAGAAATAAACGTAGCTAAGACAGCAATGCAAGACTACGCTTCCAAAACTATTTATAGTGCGTCAGAGATGGCTCAAACCTATTCACAGTTAGCAGCAGTAGGAATTAAAGAAACTGATAAACTTGTAACTGGTTTTGGAGGATTAGCTGCTTCAGCAGAAAATCCTAAGCAAGCTATGAAAACTTTAAGTACTCAAGCTACACAAATGGCAGCGAAGCCAAAAGTAGCGTGGCAAGACTTTAAATTGATACTTGACCAAGCCCCAGCGGCAATGGGTGCTATTGCCAAGGAAATGGGAATGTCAGTTCAAGAGCTGGTTAAAAATGTTCAAGATGGTAAAGTCAAAACAGAAGATTTCTTCGAAGCTATTAAAAAGGTTGGTAATAACACTGATTTCATGAAAATGGCTACTCAATTCAAAACTGTAGACCAGGCTGTTGATGGATTAAAAGAGACGGTTGCTATTAAACTTCAACCAGCGTTTGAAAGATTTAATAAATTCGGGATAAAAGCTATTTCAGGAATTATTGAAGCTTTAGAAAAAGTAGATTTTAAAGGCTTTGCGAATAAATTCGGTAATTTTTTAGATGGTATCAACGTTGATAAAGTTATTAATAGTATAGCTACATCAATTAAAAATGTAATAACAGTAGCTAAAGATCTATGGAATGGATTAAATGATAGTGGAGCAATAAGTTCTGTTGTTAGTGCATTTAAGAATGTGCAAGATGCAGTAACAAATCTTATTTCAGCCTTATCTAAAAGTGGAGCAATTAGCACATTTGCACATGCTTTAGGTTTAATTGTGAACGTAGTAGCAAAAGTGATTAGTGGGTTTGCTAAATTAATAGCTTCACTTCCACCTAGTGTGATTAGTGCTATTGCTTATTCATTGTTAGGTATTGTTGGTTCTCTTAAAGCTATCAAGTTGGCAACTAAAGGACTTAATTTAATTAAAGGGTTAAACCCGTTTAAATTATTCAAGAAAAACGCTACTGAATCGCTAGACGAAGTAACCAAAAAAACTAAAGAAACTAAAGGTACTGTATCTCAAATAATAGAGAGTTTAGGAAAGGTGCTAGAATCAGCAGGTAAAGGGATAGCAACAAGTGCCAAGGGAATTGGTATTGGTATTAAAACAGCATTGAGCGGTGTTCCGTCCGTTCTTACAGCATTAGGTACTGGAATTTCAACTGCTGCTCAAGGTATTGGAACTGGTCTTGCTATTGCTTTTAAAGGTTTAGGAAGTGCCATCGCTATGGTGCCACCACCAACGTGGCTTGCATTGGGTGGTGCTATTCTTTTAGTATGTGCTGGACTTGCATTATTAGGAACTCAAGGAGATGGAGTTGCTAAGGTCTTTCAAGCCTTAGGAAGTGCCGTTTCACAAGTTATTCTTGCATTAGGTACTGGCTTATCAGCCGTTTTAGTTTCATTAGGTAGCGTTATTCAATCGGTTGGACTTGCTATTAAGTCAGTATTTGAGGGAATAGGAACGGT